CCAAAATGTCAAGCGGTTTCTGCAAGTATATACATAAGGCCTAATATAATAAGTAAATCTAACACTATCATTTTGCTATGCTCCGTTCGTCGTTCAAACGTAGCGCCACGATAAACCGATATCACGACGATAGACAGACCACTCTAGAGTAAACCGTAGACCTAACTAGCACCCCAAATTAGCGACATTTAGCAGTGCGTGGTGGTGATAGATAGCGTAGAGCGCTTACAGTGCGCGTGGTGGTGATGGTGGATAGCACAGAGC